ATAGCTAGACTATTTGGAGCTTTAACACCAATGTTACCAGCGGCATTATCAGGTGAAGACCAAGGACCCGATGGTGAAGTCTCATCATTTGTACAAGAGAAATATTGCCAAGAGCGTTCACCAAATGTGTACAACTTAGAACCATTACTACACAAAGCAATAGTATTATCAGGGCACCAATCTGAATAAGCTACTCTACCATAGTTAGCATATTGAATTGTATGTACTTCAAATATATCATTTACTTCGGGGTCATCATTAGCTGTTCCATCAATGAAATCTTTCCATTGAGTGTAATATTGGTCTTGTATTTGACCAGCTCTATAAGCATCTTGGGTAGCTTTATCTAAAGACATCCACCAAGTAATAAATTGTTCTCTATCTTCATAGAATGAAGCTGGTTCACTATCTGCTATTTCAAATGGGAATTGATAAGATGTATAGAAAGCATCTGTACCAGCATCATTGACAATTAGATAGCCATAAAGATAAGCACAATGAGTTGGCTTAATAAATTCAGTAGTAGAATTTACTCTATATGGCAAATCTATTCTCTTTAAATCTAATTGTTGGTCACCAATAGATAGACCAGTGTTAACAGCATATACCGAAGAACCATCCACAATAATCAAATGTGGGTGAGCTGAACCATAACCACCAGTCTCGGTCATGTGACATTCAGTAGTATATGAGTTAATTGTACCAATAGAAATAGCATTATTATTACTATCAATAAGATATAATGTAGTATCATATACAGCATAGAGAACTGGCTTATTGTCATAACCTCTTGATACTCTATACATTCCTCTACATTTACCTTGTATATTCTGTGCTAGAACTTCACCTTGAATAGTTCTCATTAAGATAGATGTAGATTTCTCGTCACTATTCTGTTGTTGTTCAGGGAACATATTTACTGCTTCTCCGAGTCCAACCTTTGCCAAGTTAGATTTGGTAATAGAACCAGCTATGTTCTGTATGATTTGAACTTTATTTGCCATTATAACCATTCTCCGCTTAGTAACTGACTTTGAGACATTCTACCATATTGTTCCCAGTAATTCTTTCTCAATAGATTTCTTTCTACAGATTTCGGAGTTCTTACATTATCTACGAGTACAGTTACTTCTTTCTCTAATCTAGCCATTTGGGATTCATCTATTCTAGGAAATTCCAATGCCAATTTATGAGCAAGAGCAACAATTAACAATTCAACATAGTTATCTGGTATGAACCATTCAGTATTAATATCTTCATCAAATATAATAGCTTCATTATAATTTAATTTCAATCTATAATCACCAGTAAAGAATAATGGCTTTAATTCAATTAACCATTCACCTTCGGACTTCTGTGTATAGGTAAATACTCTACTTGTATTTGTAAATTTATCAAAGTCAGTATGATTTACGAAATTAAGGTTATAATATTCTTTATATGGTTGTCCATTATTTGAAATAACATAGATAGAATTTATCTTAGCTACGTCTCTAACTTGAACATGAGTCATAGCTTCATATCTCTTCATTTCTTGGTATCTTTGACAATCATCAGCTTGATGGAATGACCACAAATATACATCACTATGGGGTAATACTGTATAATAACAATCTTTACCCTTAACTACTGCCCATACATTATGGTTATAATCTTCTTCTGTTAAAGAATAAGAATTTAATTCATCTTCTGTATTAAAGTAAAGATTATATTTACCCTTTAAATAGTCAGTATTATCATAAATGTGGATAAGATTGGACTTAGGTATGATTACACTATTCTGTGTCCAATTCAATAAATTGTCAGAATTATACTTATTGATAATACCCTTTAGTAATCTAAATCCATTCTCAACAACAGATGGATATGGATTTCTCTGTGGGGCTAAGTTCACTCTAACTGCGGCTTCTGTTATAATTTCCTTTACTAACATTCAATATCTCCAATAAATTGAAATTCTACAATGAAATAATTAGACTTATTTGTTGATTTCTTCCATTCTTTCAAGAATCTTAGTTATTTCTTCAATTCTCTTTCTCCATTCAGTAGGCTTAGATTTGAGAAAGAAATAGTGAACTACTTTATGGGTAGCTTGATTTAAGAATACAAAGTTATCTTCATTTGATAAATCTTCATATTTGGCTTCATCTAGGTCAAGATGATGAAGATTTGCTCTTCGTGTTAATTTAGCACCAGTTACGGGGTCTAATTTCTGTTCTTTACGCTTCTTATCTCGGAAGTCTTTCCATTTCTTGCTATTTCTGAATTTGCTCTTTGCTTTCTGATTGTTCTTCTTCGCTGTTGCCATTTAATGCCTCACAAGCTTTATTATTTAACTCATTCCATTGTTCAATAGTGTATTTATCCTTATAGTATTTGTTATAAATTCTAACAGTGTTACAGATAAATGGTCTATCTTCATAAATTGAACATTTATTATCATCAGTTAAGTATTTACAGACACAATCGCCCCTGTCATATTCAGGTAATATCTTACCCATTACCTTACAACATAAAGCATTACATTTGCTACAATCTATTGGCTTTACTTCCATAATTAATGACCCATCAAATGAAGATAACGCTTTAAAGCATCATCATATTTCTTCTGTACATCTACCGAATTATGGTTCATAGCATATAAAGCAAGAGCAACAGCATCACATAAGTCAGGTGAATGTCCTAATATCTTCTTTACTTCTTCTTTAGGTACAAGTTGTTGATTTCCTTTATTATTAATGAATACGGATTGAGCTAATAATTCTTCTTTAACTTCATCATTAACCCAGAACCCATTCTTAACAGCTTTAGCTAGTTCAAGATACATTTCAGTTCTACAATTAGGATAAATGTCTTTATTATAAGCCGCTTGAGCAAAGTTAATTAATGAACTTGTATAAGATTTGGATTGTAATAAGTCATATAATCCTTGACCATAACCACCAGTACCATCTATATTACACATCTTAACTTTATATTTGTCATATAGTTCTGTAGCAATAGTAGATTTCTGAAATATATCACCAACTTGTAATTCTTTATATTCAATCATACCATACTTGTCTATGATAGTGAACATATCTTTATCGTTACCAAGACCTGCACAATCAATACCCATGTAGAAAGTATTATCATTATTATGCTTTGAAGAAGGGAATTGATTACGCATAATAATTTGCGAAGCTACATCAGCATCAAAGATTTCACCTAAGCATTGTTGTCTGAATAGATTACTACCAATAACATATCTTTCTTCAAGTTCTTTCTTATATTCGGGTTCAGTAAATGGATTATCAAGATAAGTTGCTCTAACAACTTTATCTGGATATTTCTTTACAATAGCACTGAACCAGTTCTCTACTCTACCTAAAGTACAAGGTGAAGATATAAGTCTAACCATTGGCTTATATTTACCACCACGCATACGGTCACGAGAATAGTTATAAATTTCTTCTTTACAATAAGCGGCTTCATCAATAGCTAATAAGGAAATTTCGGAAAGACCCAATACAGCATTTGGGTTCTCAGCTGAATAAGCAAATAATTTACTTCCATTATCAAAGTGTATTTCCATACTTCCTTGATTAAATCTACAAGGAATATGAGAATAATTACAGAACCCTTCAATTTCGGAAATGAGAACTTTAGTTAATGCTTTATAAGTCTGTGCTACAATAATACCACGTATTCCAGGCTTCTTACAACATTGTAATACTATCCACATAGCTAAAGCGGCTGTCTTACCAGCTGAAATAGCTGTCTGTGCTATTGCTAAATCGTCATCAAATCTCTTGAAGACGAAATCTTGTTGCCATTTGCTAATGAGAGGTTCACCTTCTTTCCATAAAGCGTAATTCATTAACTAACTACCGTAAATTCAAGGTTAATTCCATTATCTGTTGTTGCTTTAACTTGTGTAGATTTCTGTTCTTCTCCCCAGTGTCCTTTATCTCTCTTGGATAATATATTTAATAAGGTCTGAGCAGCTTTAGACCCACGTTCTTTAAGTAATTCTTTAGTTAATCTATTTCTTACTAAAGCCGTTATATCATCATATAATTCACTCCATTCAGATTCATTATAATCTTCTATTATAGTTCCAACTGGCGAATTTAATCTACAAATTCTATACCATTCCTTAGAATCATTTGATGATATAATTCCTAATGAAAGTTCTCTTAACAACTTAGTATTTCTCTTTAAGGAAATTCCCTTGTCATTTGTTATTAAGATTTCGTCACTAAATAATTCAACACCATCTTTGAATAAATCTTTAACCCATTCATATAAAGTATTTGTCATATTACTCCCAACTACATTTACCATTACGAATATAATATCCACGTTCTTTGTGATATAAATTAATATCATCACATGATGTCATATTATAATATTCTTTGAATTTCTTGCCAAATTCACTAAATGTCTTACCTCTATTCTTATTAGGTATTCCTTTATGTGCTTGTGATAAATTCTTTCTTTGTTCTAATGTTAATTTACATCCTGTTCTAGTGGCTTTACCTAAATGTGCTAATCTATTCTTCTCTTTACTCTCTTCCGTATGATGACAACCTAAGAAAGTTCCAAATGTTAATCTCTTTAATGCCCAACCCAATTTAGAACGCATAACTTTATCTTTAACACATAGTAATGCTAATTTATGAACCTTTATATGGTCTTCATAAGTTAACAATACAAGATTATCTTTACTATTATCCACTTGAAGATTATTCATCTTGAACCAGCACCTTGGAATAATATGGTGCTTATGACCCAATTCAGGTGGATTTAATCTTGCTAAGTTGATTATATTCATCATAGCTACAAAGTGTTGATTATATTCAAATACATCTAATAACATATTCACCTCTTATTTCTTCTTCATTTGTGCCATTTCCCTTAAATCATCTTCTGTATATAAGGGAGTCTTTCTTGTAGCCAGACCAAGCTTATCTTCTAATTGAGCTATTTGCTTCTTCATAATTTCAATAACTATCTTAATTTCAGCTAAGTCTTCTTTAAGTGTTGATTGTCTCTTAATTTCTTTCTTACTTTCCATTTGTAAATTCTCCTATAGATTTAACTCCGAACTGTGTCGTTGATTTGTAATAAAGATAATCTGTATATTTCAAATTATCCATATCAATATTATTTATCTCAATTTCTCTTGACTTTGATGTATCAATTACACCACAACCATAGTCAGTATCTATTACATATACCATATATGGTAATTCTTTATATACTTTATAATAAGCTTTCCAAGTATCACCAGTCCATTCTTCGTGTTGATGTGACTTATTATCCCACATAGCCATCTTCTCATTCTTTGGCATACAATCGTGTAATACAATAACACCATTAGAATGTAAATGTTCTAGTGAATTACAAATATCACGAAATACTTGCGAATGTTCGTGTAGACCATCAATGAATATAATATCCCATTTATCTTGACTATTCTTGAAATATTCATCAGATGTCATTATATGGGTAGCTTTACAATTTGGGTCAGGGTCTACCGATTCTTTCTTATCAATAGTAATATGCTTAAATGTATCACCATTGAATGTACCAATTTCTAAGAATGACTTGAATTGTCTTTCATCTATAAATTTCTGAATAATGTCATATCTTGTCATTTACTATCCTCTATAATAATAAATAGACCAAGGATAACTTGGTCTTTATTTCTTAATATGTTATCACATAACCAGCAAATGTTCCATTAGGTGTATCATGAAATTCCATTATCTTATCAGGATATTCATACCATACATTATCATCAAATCTATAAGTAACTATTATATCGTGTGGTTCTTGTGTATAAGTCCAATTAATAGGCTTTAGTCGTTCAATAATCTTAATATATTGTTCTTTAGTTATTGTCTTTATATCTTTACTATGCTTTGGTCTGGATTCATTAGCAAGATTAATAAATTTGTATGTTCCCCACGATTTAGCTTCAGTCTTACTAAATACAGATAACATAGAATTTATTGAACTATGTGTAATAGCTGGTATATAATCTTCTTTATTATATTGAACATCACATTTAATAACACAATGTTCCCAAATCATCAAATAATGTAATAAATTATGAGTCTTACATAATACAAATTCTGCTTTATTCATTATTTACCCTCTCTTAACTTAATATAATCATATAATGAAATCACTTTATCCAATTTAAGTCTTATCCATTCATTATAATATCTCATAATTTGTTCTTCTATTCTCATTTGAAATCCTCCTCTATTGATTTATTTCTTATCTTTATAATACTTTCTTTAATTAACCTATGAACTTTAGCTATGTCTTCTTCATTCATTTCAAGTTCTTTACAGAAAGAATCAACATCCAAAGGTCTTATATTATACTTAACATATTCTAAGCTTTCAATGTATGCATTAACTATGCTCTGTATCTTCTGCATTTGTATGAAATCATCTGTTGTTAATAAATTATTTAAGAAATCATCACCGTTCTTTACTTCAACTACTTTAATTTCCATCTTTGAAATCCTCTTCCAATTCCTTTATTCTATTCTTCATTATATATTCTTTGTATTCTTTACATTGACTAACTTTGTTAATTAAATCTTCTCGTTGGGATTCATTTAAGAATATACGAGATAAATTAACAGCTTTCCCAATAGAGTCACAATCACCAAGTTCATATAGTTGCTTAAAGTTGTGTATTATTAAATATGGGCAATCTTCTTGTTCTGGTCTAATAGCAGTAAAGCATATCTTCAATATATTATCTACTATTACATGACTTCTATAACTTATATTGGCTTTATAATCTTCAGCTATAGCAGTATAATTTGCTTTAGGTTCTATTTCATTTGGTTCTGGAACTTTCTTATATTCCTTCTTAACTTCTTCATTATTCTTTGACTTAAATAATTTCTTAATAAATTCCTTAATTTGTAATTTCATTATCCCAACCTCTATAAGTATGTATAAAGAAAGCCTGTTGTAGATATACTACACAGGCTTCTTAGTTATTGATGTGAAATGAATGGTTGAATGTCAGGTTATTAACACCAACCACAAATTAATGATATAGTAAATGGCAATAAAGCAACAACCGTTAGTCCTAATAGAATTGGCCAGCTTTCTTTCATTTCTTGATTACCTTCTTTACACATATCCTTAAATGCTTTACGAATTTCAAGTACTTTCCAAATTGTCTTTAGTGTCTTTAACATATATTCATACTCCTTGATTGATTATGTCTATAATATAATAATCTATTTCAAATTTGTCAATATCCATATTATAAATTATTTCTAATATTGAACTTTATATAACCTGATTGTCTTTCCAAGTTGATAGAATAAAGTAAAGAGCACACCAATCTTGATAACTAAATCTATTCTTATATTGTGGTAGGTCTTTACACCATTCAGCATGTTGCTTCCAATTATAATCAAGTTCACTAAGTTCATAGGTATTGATTTGTGGTATCAAGTCTTTCAATACTCTATCAGTTATTTCACAACCAACATTAAATTGGTATTCTTTATCGTCAAAGTCATTCTTTATTGCTTCAATCTTCTCTTCAACTTTAACTTCTTTGACAATCTTATTATATTCTAATACAGCTTCATCTAATGTCATATTACATATCTCCATTCATATATTTCATCAATTCAATAGTATCTTCAATGTTGTGTGTAATACCATTTACCATATATTGTTGGTTATCTACAAATCCACCAGCTTGAATTTGAGCAAATGTTGGCTTCCAATGGGTAGGTTGAACATTTACAAATTTATTGAACATATTTGGGTCATAATTAACATGCCATCTTTGAAGATTTACTTCAATAAGTTCTCTATCATAATCGTGACTACCATAACCCTTGAAATAAATGTCACATGGACATTGTTCAATAGCGTCACGAATCTTGGTCAAGAACTTAACATAGTCTGTAATTTCAATTACTTGGTGCTTGGTGTTATCTGAAAGTGTAATGTTCTTTGGAACTATATTTGTAGATTTATGATAAGCAACCGTATGATTACTCAATTCACCACTCTTAGTTCTGTAATAATTTGGTAAGATTCTTGTATTTGGAATCTTAGATACGAATGTTATGGTCTCATATTTACCATTACAGATAGTAAATGACCAAATTCTAGATTCTCTATCAAAGTGATTTCCATCTGGGAATACTTGTCTGTTATAGAACTTATTCAATCCATCAGCTTCGCAATCTATTGTGTAAATGTTCTTATTTGTCATAATTTAATCCTTCAATTTACGAATTGTGGTTCATTCCACATTCTATAGTATATATAATAATTATTTCTTGAAATTTCACAAAGTTACATAAATTAATTTCAAAGTTATACTTAGATTGAATACTTCCAGATCTGTGAATAACACTTTCTACGCTAAATAGTTGACAAAGTGCAAATCTTTAATTATAATTGTTATACATACTTATAGAATGGTTAGAGGAGTAATTAACCACTAATTATTCTAGTGAATGATGGGAGTAATTAACCCATAGTTCTTTAATCATTGATTTCTCTTTATTTCGCTCCAGGGATTTCAATGTGTTGTTAACCATGGAGCGAAATTAGGTTACTTCACATTGATTCCCTGGGGCTTTCTTTGTATAGTAACACGGAGTTATAAATGATTAAAGAAATTTACAATGAATATACTGGTTGCTCAACGGAAGATTTAGGAGTAAAGATTCTTCCAACAAATTTAAATGAAGCTATTAAGAGAGCTTATTACACCTTAAATAACTTTCACAGTAGTTCAAATCTGGACACTTCTGGTATAATATACATTAATAATAATATAAGAGAAGATTCTTATAATTTATTTAATAATAGTATATTATACCACAAGTGTCCAGAAATTACACTGTTGCAAGAGAAAGCAAAGGAATTGATGCTTGTAGATATCCATTGGTTCCCTGTTATCTACAAAGGTGAACGAAAGAAATTAAAGAATTATTTGAAATATAACTTGAATACAGCTTTAATTTCTATGGTAGTTAACACCCAGAATTATATAAAGTTAATTGATTTATCTTCTAATGTTACATTGAGAATTACTAGAAGTGATATTTCTACTACACTAAATCATTTGGCTAGAACTATGTCCAAGAATTTCAAGAATATAGAAGAAATTGTAAATGAAGCAGTACAATCTGTATTAAAGGGCTTTGATGATAATACAGATTTCATATCTTTCTACACAAAGAAATATAATAATTGGTCAACCTTAACTAATATTATTATTGGAATGGATAATTATATAGCTGATAAGATTGGTTATAATCACATAAATTACAATGAAATTACACCAGTTAGAGTATATGGTGCTGAGAAAGATGAAGCATTTACATCTATTAAATTAAATAATTGTGATGAAATTTGCTTGTATATAACACCAGATGTTAAGAAGATGTTAAAGAGAATTAAATCTTCAATGAGTGGACAGAAATTTCATAAGTATATCAATGAACTCATTGGTAAATGGTTCACTATAGAAGATAAGGCTTGGAGTGCTTTGAATAAAGGTATATCTAGAGTAAATGATGATTTAGAAGAAATGTACAATGTTGAAAGCTGTAAAGTAATTGTAGCACAGTACTTTGATGGAATGGCTCGTTATTATGATGGTGAAATGGTTGAAGAATCCCAGACACTGCAATACTTTGACGCTCCTGAGGCAGTTGAACCACAGATAATAGAACCACATATTGATACAAATACTGACCAGGAAATAGATAAGACTGATGAAGACTTGGACTTTGAAGCTTTGAAAGCTGAAGGTAAATTAATACAACAATCAACTTCATCTATAAATACTAATGATAATAACAATGAAGATGATACTGATTTCTTTAACAATATTAAGAAGAGGTATGGTAATGATTAAGAGAGATTTAAATGCTTACTTTGCTGGTAATTGTAATAAGCCAACAATTAGTAATTTCAATAGGGAACCATTGTGGCTTACAAAGATACATAACACTATAATAACTTTAGAAAGATGGATTAATAATTTAAAGCAAGATAAAGAACAATATGACTTAATTACTGAATTTATTAATACAGGAAGACTTGAACAAGAACCTAAAGCATTACAACAACAAATCTTATCACAATATGATAAATACAAGACACATGACTATGATAAAGAAATAAATCATTTGGAAGAAGACTTAAATATGTGGAGAAAGAAATACAAAGAAGCACAAGTTAAATATAAGATTTGGGAAATTGATAAGGATTTCAAATAATTTATTGGGGCATCCCAATAATAAATAATAATATAATATTCATTACTCCATAAAGAAAGACCATAGACATTAAGTCTATGGTCTTATTATTTAACAACGGAGATTTATTTGAATACACTTTATTTATATACTTTCTAATTTGACATAAGGACTGATACCAAAGTCATCATTCTTTCTACCATAGTGTAATCCTGCCAAGTGTTCAACAGCCCATTTGGCAACAGTAGCTTTAGATTTAGATATACCAGCTTTCAATAATCCTTGATAGAATAATTCATCAGCTAAATCCTTAGATACAAGTTCACTGCCATACATACCATCATGGCAGATTCCGAGCAGTGTTATAAAGTACATTGTCTTTATCCCAAGCTGGTAAATACCATTGAAATATCTTTGGAACACTTAGACCATCGGTCATAGCTCCCTTATCAACAGTTATTCTAAAGTTATCATTGTTACAAGTGAAATCAATAAAGACTGGATTATTCAATATAAATAGTCCATTTACTTTATTTACAGAAATAGAATCACTCCAATTAATTATCTTCAATTTCTAATACCTCCACTTTATTAAGTCTAATTAAAGTCATAACATAATCTAAAGTCTTTAAGCTATCAGCTAATACACCATCGCCAACTCGTCTACCAACTAATATACAACCATTAGTATCCGCCCAGAAATTTCCTTGATGAATACGAAAGCCTCTAGAAGCTGGAAATTCATCATTATATACAAGTGGTAATTCTTTCTTAAATCTAGGACTATAATTAATTTCCAGTCTATAAGTACCAGGTTCTAATATTCCAGGGTCTAATGTATCACATAATTTAACATCATTTAGATATAATTGATTGTGTCTCTTGATTAACTTCATGCTTACACCTATCCTTTAATTCAGCTAATTTACCATTATTCCATCGGTCTATTGTTCCTACAAGATAACCAGTAATTCTTCTAAGTCTTTCAAATGGAACCCCCTCACCTATCTTAGTAAATTGGCAATTATCGCTGACACTATTATTACTATTAGAATTGTTATTGTCATTATCCATATTATTTCTTTAATATTCTCATTATTTCTTTAATATTCTCATTATTTCTTTAATATTCTCATTATTTCTTTAATATTCTCATTATTTCTTTAATATTCTCATTATTCGTGAATAATCTTCAGGTTCATTATAATAAGGAACATCATATAAAGAACCTTCTGTATCTATCAAAGCATTAAATTTACCCTTACCAATATGTCTTTCTTTCTCTGCCATAGACTTAGCTATACGTGGGTCAAGTACATAAGGTCTGTCTATCAAATGCTTACTAACATTATCTTTAAAGAATGTATCTTCATAGTTATTTGCCATTGGATATAGATTTGGTTGTGGATTATATTGAACACCATTTACTTTGATTGGTGAACTTCCAGCGAACTTATCTTCAATAGCTTGTTCACCAACTATTCTATATGGAACACCATCATTTGATTTAATGAAATAATCACCATTGTCATTAACAAAGTAATTATAATCATCACCAGCACTTTGTTCAAATTTATTTAATACATTAGATTTCTGACTTAAATTGTTAATCTTATTATCTAATTTATTTAATTTCTTAACTTGCTGTTCAGCTGATTCCATAGCTTTGTCATATTGTTGAACTTCTTTAAGTAATTCTTGTAATTGATTACTTTCTTCTTTAGCTTGATTTAATCTAGCTTCAATAATAGAATGTTCAGGTTGAGTAACACCAGTAACAGTAGTCATCTTCTTATTATCACCGAACACATACTTAATTACATCATCTACTTTATTATCAAATTTAGCCAATAACTTCTTACCAATAGGTGAAGCAAGAAATGCAGCTTCAACAGCATAATCTGTTGGATTTGTATTACCTTCTTTATAAAGTCTATAGAATGGTACTATATCCTTATCTAAATCTTCTAAAGCATCATAGAATCCATAATCAGGGTCATTCATTAATCCATAATAAGATTTAGCACCCGGAATATAAGTCTTCTGAAAGTCAATAGCATCATTCACAAAGTCTTCATAATCATAAGGATTGAAATTACTTAACTGTGGTTCATCACCCATAGAACTGGATTTGGTTGAACTAGAACTATAATATTCATCATTTATATTAGCCATTATTTACTCCTTTATTTAATTGCTTTAACATAATTTCATTCTGTCTTTCCAATGCTTTAGCAAGATGTTCTACTTGAACATTTAATTTAACAAGTTCAGTATTTACAATAGTTAATTGCTTATCAATGGAATCCAACTTATCACGATGAAGTTCTACTATACCAGCAAGTTCAGCTAATTTGAAATCGTGAGTTAATAACTTATCGTGTATTTCTTGACTATCACTATCTCTAACACTCTTTGTATTATCTCTATCTTTCTCTAATTTATTAAATTTAAAGTAAAGATAAGCTATACCTATAATCACAATGACAATAGGTAAAGCCGAAGGTGATAATGCTGATATTATATTTGTAATAATTTGTTCCATTAGTCCACCCCATCGTATTTAACCCAAATTACTGGGTGAGCATAAGCCCCACATAATTTATATTTATCAGAAGAAGACCAAGCATTACCATCCCATCTTGCTAATCCAATACCATAAGTATCATTCTTACTTGTTACTTGTGTTGGATTAAAGATAGTAGCTATATTGATAGTATGGTAAGAAATACCAACTGGACAATGGTCATATTGACCAGTTGATACTACATGATTATTACCATCAACAATATCCCATCTAATCAATGTATCAGTAGTAGAATCAATAGCACAACAGAATTGTGTCATGAAATTTACATAACGATAAGATGAGTGGGTATCAAAGATATTGGATTGAATAACATTATTAAATGTGAATATCTGTTGATACTTGTCATTATCAGCAACTAATTGAGTGAAGCTAGACCAATTATCTTCTGGGTCACGAAAGTCTGTAATCAATCTTCCCTTGTAGTAATAAGCACCAATATTATTACGAGCTTGGGCTTGTTCAGCTAGAGTAAATCCGCCATTAGCAGCATCAGACTGGTCTATATTTACACATACTTTATTCATCTTCATATTACAAAGCTCCTTATACATTCCATGTATTGTTATTACTATCAACTAATGTTGATGCTACAGCTGGCCCATTATTCACTCTACTAAAGTTCACCCATTGACTTATGTTATAGGCTGAACCAAATAAATGTAGAACCTTAGTCTTAGTTACTGATGAATCATAAGTTCTCAAAGCAAAGTAATAGTCATTCATACCAACACTTACTGGCCATCTGTAAGTAGTACCAGCAGTCAAATGAACTGGTGTGGAGAAAGTATAAGTGTGTGAATAACCATAACTTGCACTAGCATCAACTACAGTAGATTGAACATCATATCTTGTATTAAAGTCCGAACTAAAGTAAGCGAAAGTATTGCCAAATACTTCAGTTGTTACACCGTCATAGATGGTGCAAGATACAATGTCAACATCTGTATTAGGTGTAAGTTCTTGAAATACTATTGGATGGTCTGCTGAACCCAAGTCACTAGTACTGAATATGTTATTAGCTGTAGCATTCTCATTTCTAATAATAGACTGATATGTAATGTTCTCAAATGGTGTTAATATTACAGGTTCTTCAACTTCACCATTACGAATCTGTATAAAGAATCTTGGTATAGAAGGCCTTTCGTTATAGTTATCTGACCAAGGTCCGATGTAATAGTTACCGTTACCGTCATTGAAATCCAATCTACCAGTAGTATCGTCTGTCATATCAATTTCACTACCATTACGATTAATGTTCTGTACTCCGATTGTAAATCTAGGAACAGCATTGATATAGCTTGCACTGTTGTATGATGGGCAACCAGCAAGCCACAGTCCGTTGCTATGAGCATTAGAAGGTAGATACAATGAAGCATAGTATACGCAAGAAGATTTAAGTTCAGAAATGTTAGGATTGATGTGCTTCAATGGAAATTCATTACGTCCTTGAACTACTGATACTGGTCCAGTATCACCAACATAATCAGTATAGCCAGTTACAAAGTCATAGACATACAAAGCAAGCATAATCTTCTTACCGGTAAATGGCTGCTTTGCGTAGATACCCAATAATGTAGGATTCTCAGTCTCACCATCATCTACACGAATGTCGTGATTGATAGGAACTGTGAAAGCCTGACAAAGCATTACAGCACCATCTGAAAGATTACCAATAACACTTGGGTTAGCAAAGTCATATACGTTATCAATATTTGGCATGTCAAAGTTAACAGTCAACTGTGTGTCAAGGTCTTGCTTCAACTTCTCAACAGTCTCAACTACATCACCAACTTCACTGTCCATAGCAATAGTAGTCTCATTACCAACTTTAGTAAATGAAATACCATCACCTTCTTTAATAGTTGGTAATTTGAAATTAAATCCATCGGTACGAACAATAGAACCATTTGAAGAAATGGTGTTGACTGTATTGATAGTGCTACCAAAGTCTATATTAACATCCATCTTCTGTGCGTTAAGAACACCTATATTGGTAGAAATGACATTATCAATATCAATATCAATACCACTACCAGCTGTGTAGGTATTACTTGGAATGGTTACCGATAATGGACTATCACTTGTACCATCACCACTTAATGTAGTGTCATGATATACTTTATCTAATCCACCTTGACCATTACCAATAATATTCCCTTTAATTTCATGATAACCAAAGTAAGTAATTTCAGCCAATAGAACTGTATCAATAGATGGAACGGATTGACTACCATCAGTATTTAACAATCTTGCTTCAAAGAATACATAGAAATCAGTATCACCCCAATAACTAGCAACATTTATAATATTGCTTGTATCGTGATTCTGTCTCAAAGATTCTTGAGCAAAGTTATATTGATATGGTTCATTTGTATAAAGTGTTGGGTCATAAGTCCAAGCACCAAGGTCAACATATCTAATTGCTGTTGGGTCATTCTTACCCACGAACTTAGCTCTAAATCCAACTTGAATGATTTGATTAGGAATAACTTTAGCATTATCTTCATTGTGGAAAGTTACAGTAAAGTGTGACTTTACATCATATACACCACGCTTAATATCAGGTGTCCAAGGATGAACACCAGAACCATCACCATCTGTAGTACGATTAATTTGTGTCCAAGAACTAGTAGATACTTGTGTCCAAGCATTGTTGCCAGTCCAATAATGCCATACTGGTTCTTGATTATTAACATCAATACTAAATGTCTTTGTATTAGTCTGTACATCTGTAGAAGATTGAATATTAATAGAACTATTTGGGGATGTAATTTCTACATTAGGAACTTGTGGTGGTAAGCTAATAGGTTCATACTTTACTTCTGTGATTTCACCATTAACATCTTGCTTTATTCTAGTAATGGTCATGTGGTCATCACCACCATATATGAGTTCACTTTGCTTATCTTTCTTATTAGCAACTTCATTCTGTAACAATTCCAATGTATCTACAGTATCTTTAATAGAAATGTGCCAATTAGTACCACCATCTGAACTAACATCAACGGTATTATCGGGTGAATCAATATTTACAATATCACCGATATATGTTCCTTCACCAGTTGTAGGAATAACATTATAACGGCTCATAACTAATGAACCAAATTTGTTATATACATAAATGTCATAAGAATGTACTGGTGAAGCCAATACAACATTAGAACCAAGAGAATCTAACTGAATCTTAAATGAATGGAGTGTACCATCAAAGTCACTAGCACAATAATACTTATTTCGTGTGCCATGAATATAGACTTCCATCCAACCACCAGTAAGTGGTCTACCTTCTGTATTCTCTATTTGAAATGTCGGTCCTAACAAGTAAGCCCAACGAACAATATCTTCATCATTAATCATATAATCCCTTATCTCCTAAGCGTAGCCGTATGATTTGTTATAAATATGTTATGAAGTATAATTATTATTATACAATGAAATAATTAGAAATAATTTGCTATATTTAAGAGGTTATATGAGTTACAAATTGAAATTGTGGAAGAATCCTAATAGAAAGCGTCTTACGAATATTTCTTATACAGACCCTAATTACACTAAATACTATGACTTAGATGTAGATGACTTTACACATATTGTAGTTAAATTGGGCAATAAGCAAAGATTAACGCAAGATGAAGAACTAAGATATACAGACTATCTCTATACTATTATGAATATAGTATTTGAGAATCCTAAATTTAAGAAGAAATCAGTTACCGAGAAAGAAGAATTACAAGAACAAGCTATATTTGAACTACTTGGAGCATTACCAAGCTTTGACCCAAATAAGGGTAGTTCTTTGTATAGTTACGCATATAGATGTTGTTATACTTCATTCTGTCATTATTATACAAATAAGATTAAAGATTATAGTAAGAGACAAGCTATTGAAGAACATTGTCAAGCGGAATTAGATGAATATCTTGAATTTATCGGTAATGGTAAAGTAAATAGCTATTATAATTATTATGAAGAGGAACAATAATGAAAGATTTGAAAGTAACATTCGTACCAATGGATAAAGGTGGTTGTGGACATTATAGAATAATTTATCCAGCACAAGCATTATATAATTATGCTAAAGTAACTATCAACCCACCAGCTATATTTACTTGTACCGAACAAGATTACATCTATACCCAACGCATTTGTCACCCTGATGTATTTAAGATGTTATTACAGTTGAAAGCTAAGGGAGTTAAATTTATTATTGACTATGATGATGTTGTGTGGAAAGAATTACCAAGTTATAATAAATGTGTAGTTCACCAAGATACTAACTATAAGGGAATGAAAGAATATTTGGCAATACTAGCTGATAAAGTAACTTGTACAAATGAATTTATTAAAGAATCATTAACTGAATTTGTTGACCCAAGTAAGATTGAAATAATTCCTAATGCTTTGGATTACACAAGATGGAGATTTGACTACTATGAACCAAATGATAAATTGAACTTCTTATATGCTGGTAGTAATACCCATTGGAGTTATACAAATACTGGTGATTTCCATAAGGGATTGATTAACTACTTGAAAGATAAAGAGGTTAATATTATGGGAACTAATCCACCATTCTTAAATGTAAAGAGTAATACTCCGTGGGTAGATATTAATAGTTATCCAATATTATTTGCCAATAGAGCATTACAGAATAGATTTGTATTAGCTCCCTTACAAGATAACTACTTCAACAAATGTAAGAGTGATTCGAAATACTTGGAATGTTGTGCTGTTGGTAGAGTAGCATTGGTATCTACATTCCCTGATAGTCCATATAACTTATCTCACCCATTACAAAGAATACCAAATAATTGTACTGAATCAACTATGAAAGATATAGTTAAGAACGCAATAAAGCACTATGATGAAATTATTAAATATCAATATGAAATTGTTAATAAGCGTTGGCTTGATAGAAATTCATATATAAATATATTACAATAATTCATTATCTCCTATATAACACAAAGACCCTAGAAATTAATCTAGGGTCTTTAATTATTAGGATTAAATGTATTGATTACATTGTAACGAGGTTAGCGGTAGCGTCTTTAACGCATACATAAGCAACGGCACGAGGTTCAACAATACCAGCAAGTGAAGCAACAGCCCAACGAGTCTTGTTAGAACCAGTGATTACATCAACAGCTCTACCTTCGTGAACGGTAACACCTTCTACTGGTTCAGAAGTAGATTCAGCGTTAGACCAATCCAACTTCTTCAATGTATCAAATTCCATAGCACCATCAAGACGAATGATACCAGTGAAATACTGACCAGCTTCAATAGTATTAACCAACTTGTCACTAGCTTCTGGAGCCTTTGTAGCTTCCTTAGTTCCATTACCAGTAAAGTCTACGTGACGAACTTTAACTACACCACTAGTTGCGTCAGCAATAGCGATGAAAGCCTTCAAGCTAGAGGTCTTGTCACCAACGAGGTCACAAGCATAGACATTCTTAACGAACAATGGAGTACCAGCTGGGATTACTTCGGTAACACCATTAAGGGTCAATGTATCTTCTTCACTACCAGTAGCATAAGATACAACTGTAGCAGAAGAAAGTTCATTAGCCAAAGCTTCAGAAATTTCAATAGTTGGCATGAACTGTGATTCACGGAATTCAGCACCAAATGCGGAACCAAGCAATCCAGTCTTGTAAAGTGGTTCAGCATCAACTGGGGTAAAGCCCTTTCCACCAGCAGCCATAATAGAGTCAATCATTGGGTCAACGAAAGCATATCTATCTTCACTAGAGATAGAACCCAAGAATCTAGAAGCCTTAGAAATTGGTAACCAACCCTTACCAACGAAAGCAACATTCTGACGACCAAGGTCATCGGCAACGGTATCTTTAACAACACCATTAATCAATTTCTTACCATTAGGGATAGCAATTTCTTTCTCCCATTCAACATCGGTAACTTTCTCCAAGAGATTTGTGTCAATGACGATGTTACCAAGCTTAATATCTTTAGTAACTTTGCGTTCTTGAAGGTTAGATACATGATCTGACATATCCATACCAGTAGCATATTCACCAGCATCACGAATGACGAACTCATAGGATGTTCCATTACTCTTTCCTTCCAACTGGTCACTAAAGTAAGACTTAGAACCAACGGTAAGATATTGAGCAGCTTCAGCAGCACGAAGAGCTACAAGGTCAACTTTCTTATTTGTAATAAATGTATTTGCCATGATTTATTTCTCCAATTTAAATTATTATGATTTATCCTTTAGGATGTTCTCGCAAGTGATTGTTCCAATAATTACTATCGTGTACAGAACTTTCACTTACATTGTTATTTGTAATTTGCTTACCAATTACTGGAATAGCAGTCTTTGATTTAGGTTCAACAGATTTACTCTGATTATTCTTTGAAGCATAGTATTCATCAAGAATTTGTTCAACAACTTTAGCTGTATTTCTTTCAAGAATATTAGGATTAGTAATAACAGCGTGTGAATACTTATTAGGTCTAAAGATTTGTGGCAACCATTTATTGTGGTTAGTCATCAATTCTCTCATAACTATTGGGTAATCATCTACTGTATCAAGATATTTAAAGATAGCATTATTCTTATCATAAGAATGGATTACATCGGCAAAGACTCTACCATTATTCTGAATAAGTCTATTGTAATCTTCTAATTCTTGACCTTGAAAGCATCTTTCGGTGGCAATTCTATCTTGTTCAAGTTCTACATTTAATTGTTCTTGCTGTAGTCTTTGAACTTCATTGACCATATCCCTTTCTTGGAGCTTCCAATTAGTATATGCGTCATAGTTAGTATTACCATCTTTATCTTTAAAGTCTTTAGATTCAAGACCTTTATATTTCTCTAAAGCAGTAGTTAATTCTTTAATTTGCTTCTTGGCTTCATTCAACTGTTGTGACTTTCTAATGAAAGCATAATCACGCTTATCTTTGTGTGTTAGATTCTTGTGATTATTCTTATTAGATTCATCTACATTTACAATCTTATCTTCGGATTCAGATGGCTCACCACTTCCATTTGATTCTTCTGTATTAGATTGGTTGTCATTAGTGCCGCTATTACCGGCTATTGTAGCATTGTCTGGAGAAGCGACATTATCATCTTCGGATTTAGATTCAACTTCATTTGATTCTACTGGTGTGGTATCTTCATTTGATGTTGTATCAGCTACTTGTGCTGTATTATCAGCTTGATTTGATTTGAGCTTATTTAAATACTCAAATGCTTGTTCTGAACTCATTGACATAAAGGTTGTTCATTCCTTAATCGGTGTTGGTAAATTGTAATGGTCACCGTTACCATATATTACATTATAATAATTAGTAGAGTAATTTAGCAATAGTAAATTTCGTCACAATTAGTGTATATATTATTATATTAATATATTAATAGAATCTTATAATATTATATAATAATAGATATATACACTAAATGTGACGAAATTGACTATGTTATTAGAATCCTTGACCAGTATAAGGCTTTACATTATTCAAGAACTTACCCAATGAATCACTATTAAGAAATCTAGCTGCTCCTTCAGGTGAGACTTTAGGATAAGAATAAGTCTTATTGCCAAGTTGTATATTCATAACTTTAGATACTGGGTCATAATCTACATTTCCAACCCAACTAGAAGATTGACTAATTGTTCTACGAGGATATTCATCTTCCCAATATTTAGGGTAGCCTTTCTCCATAAGTTGAGCTTCAGCATTAAGAGCTTTGATAGCCATATCTCTTTGAGGTCCAGGTGGCATAGCCATAACTGCTTGATATTCAGGTAATGAACTTATATCTAGTAAATCATCGTGTTCTGATTTAGTCTGTCTTTCAGTAGCTCGTCTATCACCAGATTTAAGAGCATTACCGGTTCCACCCTTAGAAGTGAGAACATTGAATATCATTATACACCTCCATTTACAGTATCTTGAATACCTTGTATGTAAGCATCATTAACTTGTTCTTGACGATTCATATTAGATTCAGCTTCTTTAATTGCAAGTTCTTGTTGCTTAATCATAGTATCATTGTCAATCTTTACACCATTCTGTTGTAATTTAGCAAGTTCAATATTCATCTTATCTTGTTCAGTTACTTGGAATTTAGCAAAGTCAAGTTCTCTTTGTTCACGATTATTCATTAATGATAATTGTGTTGTATTTAATTGCTGTCTCAATTCATCATTCTCAGCTTTCATTCTTTCAAGTTCATTCATTGTATCTTCCATAGCGGCTTTCATTTGATTCAATTCATGAATAGCTGCTGGGTCTTGATTATCACTAATGAACTTAACATCTTGTGGTAAGTTCGCAACAATGTTACGACTCAATTCATCACCCAAATCATTCTTCAATGTATCAGCAAAGTACTTAGCAATAATTGGCTTCATATTATCTGGCATAATTGTACCAAGAGCATTAAGTTCTTGTCTTTGCTTCATTTGACGAGTAATAACAGAAGGACCATTCTCAAGTGTAAATCTTACATCTTCACCACCATTTATCATTTCAATAATAATTCTACCAATAGTACGAATGGCTTTATAAGCATTATTATAATAGTTAGCTGTATTACTTTCTTTAGATACTTCTTGTCTAAGAATTTCTGTAGCAGTTCTTTCTCTCTGGTCTACAATACCGGTCAATGGAATACCCAATGTATCTTCCATTAATGTACGACAAGTAGAAATAGTATTCTGTAAGTCACCAGTCTCAAATGATTCAACAAGTGGTACGGGTTGATGTTCACCTTTCCACACAACAGCAACAGTAGCATCTTGGTTACAAGCTGCTAAAGATTCAGGAACTAAAGCATCTTCATGAATCAAATAGTTAGCTTTAGCACTTCTACCAACTCTTTCAATTAGTGAAGAATATGCTATATTTGTACCAAGTTCAAGTGATAAAGTCTGTTGAATAATTCCATTATAGTTAATATTATTATTCTCATAGATTTCATTACCAGATAAGCGAATAATTGGAATATACTTAATTGGTAAATTTATATCTTGAACTACTTTGTTACCAACAATCTTATAGAAATTAACTGTACCATCATCATTCTTTGAGTAATAAGATACAACAGCTACACAATCTTGTGGAATGTGCCACTGATTAGATTTAGGGAATGAAATAATACAAGGGGTCTTTGGATAGGTCATTGGAACTATATCTTCACCATATAATCTCTTAGCTTTCTTTATAGGAAGATAATTGATAACAGCACCTTCTTCGGCATCACTACAATCAACATTATTACAAGATGGGTCAATAGCAATACTATCAAGGTGACTAGCACTTTCCAATACAATCTTAGCTTCACTAGTAAATTCATCTTCAACAGTAGTAACAACAATATAACCATAACCAGTTAATACAGCTTTACGGAAAGCATCAATAATAGCTGATTTAGAATCAGTATCATTCTCAATTTGGTCAATCATTTCTTGTAAATCTGACATATTATCATTTGTCAATTCAATATGCCAAGGTGAATTACTAATAGGTGAACTAATAGCATTAACCATTGGATTCCAGTTATTCAATGACAAATTGATTCGATTCTTTCTTTGATATGTTGCTCTGTAATCCTCAGTCCAGAAATCACCAGAATATCTACGCATATCATCAATAGCTCTTAGTATTGATGTTGAGTATCTAGCTGAACTCTTGGTTAAGAAGTTATTACAATTATTAATTATTTCTTTATAATCATCATTCATTTAACATTCTCCATAGAAATAATTAGAATTAGTCTAATGTCTCTATTTCTATTACGAAATACCAATCATCAGCACCAGTTGGTGGAATTACTGAACTATCATAAGGAACGTAAGCTGGTTCATCATAAGAATATGGAATGTATTGTGGTCCGATTAACATTCTTTCTTTAAATTCAGTTAACTTATGTGTAGCACCATTAACATTTGTAGCAATTAAATTATCACTATAAGTATAAGTCAATGGTGGATTCCAACCAGTAGAGTCATTATACCAACTAGTATTATCTAACAATTTAGCATGCTTAAATGGTATCTTAATAGTTAAATTAATTGTTCTTGTAGCAAGACCAATACTAAAGAACTTACAATCAGGTTGCCAATTCTCAGGAATGTATATACCATAACTCCAATTAGCTCTATTACTTCCATCAACTAATGGGAAAGCACTATTACCAGTAATCAAATGTGGAACATTATATACTTCTGGTCTTGAGACTATTGTAGCGTTCCATACGTCATAGTAAATAGCAAAGCAACCATATTGATTATAAATTGTATGAACGTTCTTTGGTAAGAATGTTCCATTGTTATTCTCATAAGTATAATTGTGTTGACTATCATCATTAACAAGATTAGTCATATCTAAGTCAATAGGATTTGCTTTAGTAGCATTGTTATTTGTCCAAGAACCAGTAATAATAGTATTAGCTGTATCAGAAGAAATATGTTGCTGAATATCATTCCAAATACAATTATCAATGTAAGTTACAATGCTAGTTCCATTGTTGGTTGAGTAAATATCTTTATTAATTTGAGAATCTTTATATAAGATATTTGGAGCTGATACTTCTTCATTAACAATAGAAGAATAAGCACTAAAGTTAGAACAAATTAAGCGTCTATTAGATACATCACCAAATAATGTACTATTCTTAATAGATACTGTATTATAGTAATTCTTCAAAGTAATTGTAGAAGAATCTGCCATAATTGTAGCATTTGCTAAGTCTTCATCAATTATTACATTACTATCTCTAGCTACAATAGTGTAATTGTAGCCATTCAAATTAAATGTTAGCTTTACATTACTATTCTCAAAGATATAAGTGTTATTACCGTCACCTTCCAATTCTATATTACCAGATACATTCTTAAATGTATAAGTGTAATCACCCATACCATCACCAAATTCGTGACCAGTAGTGCTAGTACCAATAAAGTTACTATATGTTCTATCAGAATTGTATTGACCATAGATACCGAAATCACTAGGAATAGTTACATTCTTGAAATCAATATTTGGAGTATTGTATTGAACAATACAAATGGTATTCCAAAGATTTACTTTGTGTGTGAAATCATCAATATCAGCAATACAATTTGTGATAGTTCCAACTATTGGACTACCATTGTAGATATATTCATTTAACTTACAATTTGTGAAATTACAAGAATCACCAACAGTTCCAACCATATTGAGTTGGCAAGAGTTGAATACTGTATTTGTAATTAATCCTGAACCATATACATTACATTGTGTAAATGTATAACCAGTAATGTTCTGTTCTACATCAACATTCCAACCTTGTAAAGTATTTACGCTTGTAGAATGTGTATTATCATCAATAATATATGTTGCTTCTTCATATATCTTAGATTTAGACAATACTTTAACATTCCAACTAGCTTTAGCATAGTTAGAATATAATGTAGTATCACCATTTAAGAAATATGGGTCATTTCTAAATGCGTTAGTCTGTTGGCTATTAATTGTTACATCATCATCAATGAAAGTTACACCTTTAGCTAAATCAATTTGATTAACAACATTTAATGTTATATTGGTAATCTTATAATAATGATAATATTGTGTATTTGTCAAAGTATCAAAGAACAATCTAAGTCCGTGATTGTTAGCATAAGTAAGAGCATATTGAATAGCTAAAGTCTGGTCAAGCATATTCTGTGAGTTAGAAGGAAATACACCATAATGACGAACATCTAAATGTTCAGTAGGTGTAACCATAATCCATCTACCCTTAATTAAATCAGTAGCAATTATAGCACCACCATCATCAGGTTCAGTAGATTCACTATTCCAAATGTAGTTAATTGGTTCTTTATCACCAGCTTCATTATAACCCATAAGAGTTATAATCTTATAACCATTAACAGAAGGAACATTTGCTACATTTATATTTCTTAAATCTTCTATGTTATTAACAGCATAAGTTGATTTAGATTCATTCTCAATGTCAATGAACAATTCTGATTTAGAAGTATATTGTAAATCCCATTTAGAAGTATCTGATGGGTCAATATCTTGTTCGGTATACCATAGACCATTACCAATGTATTTGTAGTAATATGCTATAACATCTTCATCAATAAAGACTTGATGTTGTGTTCTACCATAAGTATCAGTTAATTGTGGGTTATTCAATGGAGTTCCATCTTTATCATAAATTGGAGCTACAGTATTACCCAAATTAACCATGAACATAATACAGCCATGTAATGGCTTATTATCATTATCTGTATATTTGTTCCAATTATCCCATGAACGCATTATTTAACACCTCTCAATATCTTCAATGTTCTAGGTTCTTTATCCCAGTTCTCCGGCATAACATATTTATTTCTTAATTCTTCTAGTATAGATTCTTTAAGTAATTTAGCTTCTTCTTTAGCTTTATCGTTCTTTAATTTCTTTGAAATAGCTACACCTGGATATCCCAACCTAGTCCAAGGGTCACGATCTTCTGCCCATATATTACCATATTGGTTAGTAACATAATTCTTTGTTGCTTCTTGACCAGCTACATCAGTCAAAGTAGGCATATTTGATATTTCTGAAGGTAACATCTTTCTTAAATCAGGGTCATTTACAATAAATTTCAATTCAGCTGGTGTAAAGTCTTTCATAGCATAATCATAAGAAATACTAGCTGAACCAGCTCTTAATGGCTTTGTAGGGTCTGCTTTAAATCCAGTTCCCTGTCTGGCAGCCAATTTAGCATATAATTCATCGAACTTATATTTGTAAGCATCATCATAATTGAATCCTTCAGCTAACTGGTCTGCTGTTAAATTCTTTGAAGCTTGTTCAGGATTTGTGATAATTTCTTTATGAAATTTCTGTCGTGTAGAATGTGGAGAATCTCTTAATCCACCTAGCAATCTGCTAATTCTATCTTCTCTTATAGGTTGGTCTACATTAGCATATTCCATTACAGCTTTGTTGAAATTAGGCTTGTTAAGCCATTTACCAAGACCCATAGCACCACCCTTTATAAGCCAAGGAGCAACAGCATTTGTAGCTGTTCCAGCAGCAACATCACTAACGGAGAAATTTCCACGAGGATTAGAATCACCGTAAGCTACAGAATCGTAAGATTCAGTTGCTAGTGGTGCTACAGCATTTGACCCAAGAATTAATCCTTTACCAACCTTTGAAGCTCCACCAACACCTTTAGCAATAGCACCATAAGGAGCAAAGTATAATGCTTGTTCACCTATGTCACCAGCATAATCTCTTAATTTAGGGTCTTCACCCCTAGCAATAGCTTCTTGCTGTCTACGTCCAAATAATGACAATGCTGTGCCACCAACTTTATCTCTCAATGAAGCATCAGGATTATTCCCTTTAGAAATATCTTCTCTTCTCTTATTTGTAGCTACTTCACTCATCTTGATTATTAAATCTTTAGGATTTACACCCTGCTTATTAGCTACAAATTCAATTTCTTGATAAGGGATTTCTTCAAATTTATTATACCAATCTTCACCAAATTCTTTATTATAATCTACTTTACCAGTCTTTAATTCACCAAATAAAGCAGAACTAAATTTAGGCATACCAGCTAAATCTTTAGATGGCATAGTCTTGGTATAATATAACTTAGAACTGTTGATATAATTGGCAACATCAACATCATTATCTATCTGGTCAATTTGTCTTGCCAAATCAACATAGTTGTTATCAAGAAGTTCATCTATTACAGCGTCTTTGAAAGCTCCCATATTATTCTCCAAATTCTTTAATTAACTGTTGACCTTCCGGACTACGCTTCCATAGCTTATAATCAACACCCTTTAATTTCTTGCCTTCAATCCATTTAGCTCTTCTAGCTTCTTTATCGCCTGCTTTCTTGTCTTCAGGAATTATAGCTTTAATTCTATTATATTGTTCTTTAAAGGATTCATTATTCTTTATTGCTGGATTTGCTTCCATTTCTTTGAGTATAGAATCTTTCTCTGATTGATTCTTAATCTTCTTAATAGAAGAATAGTCTTTAATCTTTACAGAAGTTGTGGTATCATCCTTAACATCTTCTTTAACATCTGCTTTGATTTCATTTAATGCTTTATTATTAACTTCTTTGTCTTCAATACCAACAGCTTTATTCCAGTATCTAAGTTCTTCTTTGGCATTTCTTACATCTCTTTCTAATTCTGCTTTACGAACAGGGTCATTTGATGTATCATTTGCTAAAGCAACTTCAGCATATTGTAATTTATTTAATGCCAATGAACGATTCTTCATATTATCATCCATTCTATAAGCTGCTTGTTGTTCCATTTGAGCATTAGCAAGTTCTTTAGCATGTGCTTGGTCAATTAATTTATTATACCAAGCTCTTTCAGCGTCTTGATATTTGTCAAGCATACCACGGTCATTATTGACAATATATGAAGCCCAACCAACTTGTGTCTTTGGTTGTGGAACAGACTCATACTTAGCTTGTCTATCAGCAAGTTGCTTCTTTACTTCGGATATTTGCTTATCAAGTAAAGCTATTTCAGGATAGTCATAAGTACGAGGTTCAACAGTATTATTCATGTGATAATACTTACTATATGGATTGTCTTCATTTACTATTGACTGTCTTAATTCAGCTTCATCAAGCAAATCTTTAATGGATTTCATTATTAACCTCCGTAAATACTAGACATATAACTTACAAAGTTATAATAATCTTCTTCTGTCTTATCAGGGTGGTCTCTCAACCATTGTTCTTTACTAGACATATTTGGATTATATGTTGGATTACTTTCAATTTCATAGTAATTAATAGGATTAGCATTTATCATCCAATCATTTGATTCACTAAATGAACGATTAGGTTCGGTTGTAGTTCTATTTCGTTCTTGATAATCAAATGTTGTGGGATTATATTTATTCTGTTCAGCTCTACTTTGTGCTCTTATTAAATTTGCTCTTTGATTCTCATAGTCTTTCAACTTATTCTCTAGTTCTTTCTGTTCATTAGCATATTGAATATAATCCATTCCACGAGCAAATGTAGAAGCCAAATCTTTAGCTTCTTGTGCTCTTATATCACCACGCTTGATAATTCTATCAGATTCTCTATATGCTTGACCCATTCTATTCTTAATGGCTCTGTCAATCATTGTGCCGTAATCTATTTGGTCTCTATTGTATATTCCCATAATTAACCTCTATTAATATAGACCCGTAACTGCCATGTCATACTGTTGCTTAGCATTTAACTTGTCTTGCTTTAGATTCATTATATCAGCTTGTCTTTGGTCTTGTACATTAATATAATCTTTAGCTAAATCACCTTGAAGACCCATCTTATATTGATTACCTTCACGAAGAGCATTTAACTTCTCTTGATTACGAGTTATAGCGTCAGCATATTCTTTATAAGCTTGACTTCTATCTGTATTATATTCTTGTAATGCAGTCTTATAAAGTTCATCTTCTTTCTGGGCTACTGCTCTTGCAATATTCTGAGCTGCAAATGTACTTCTACCCATACCTGCACCTGCGGCACTACCTTGTGCTTTCATAGCCGCATCACCAATAATTTGATTATAATATGGATTCAAGAAATCTTCTTTAGTCTTATCATAGTTCCAGTCTTTAAAGTCATAGACATAATCATTTGGGTTATAACCCTCAATAGAAGCTCTATAATTAGTCAAATCATCTTCCCTACCAAGACCTTTACGATGGTCATAGAAATAGTTGATATCTTCCTTTAAAGCTTCATATTCTTCTTGGGTATATTTACCTTGTTCCCTTAAAGCTGCGGCTGCTGCGAGTCTTGCTTGTCTTTCAGCTTCTGTTGCTTGCTTTGTTGCTTCTGATTGCTTATCAGCGGCATACATATTTGCTATCGCTCCAGCTGTCATAGCTGCTACTACTGGCCATGCCATAAATTCACCTCCATATATTAGGATTTACAATTAAATAATTAGACTTTCTCATATAATTTAGCAATAGTAAATAAAGTCACATTTAGTGTATATATCTATTAATAATATAATATAGAATCTCTTATAATAATATAATAATATAATTTATACACTAATTGTGACTTTCTTGAACTATGGATTAACACCATTTCTTCAATACAAGTTGTCCTTGTGCTGTCATAGTATTATCCAATGAACAAGTCAATTTACTATCTTTAATGGGTATATTACTTCCATCAGAACAAATTAAGAATCCATCATGACATTGTGGTAATACCAAATCTTCATACTTTGTATTTGGTAATAGTGTTATGAATAATATATTCTTAATAATAGTGAATACACCTTTACCATCGGAATACTGAGCCCATTGTCCTTTAAGACCTTCGGTATTCTGATTATATTCATCCCAACGAACAATCTTTAAATGTGTATTTAATTCGTTAATCATAATTTACCCTATTGGTCTTGTGAAAGCACAAGGAGAATAATTTATTACTACAGATTCTATTGCTAGTGGAATTGGTTCTGTTGATGATATTTCCAAAGTAAAGAATGAACCCATACCCAATCCAAATAGACTAGTATCATAGGTATAGTTACCAATCTTACCCAAATAAGCATCTTGATAATCGGAGAATGTTGAACCATCCCAAGACCATCTAAATGATACTCTAGGATTCATTTCAAGATTGGTATAACTATTGTTAAATGAATGTTGTCCTTGGTTAGCAATTAATCTTATTTCATCAATGAAGAATGGACAATCATTATTTGTTAATACCCCACCCCTACGCATCTTATAAATTACTTTATTATCGTGTTCAGTATATTTGTTCTCGTCCATATAACAAAGAGCATTATCTGTTCCAACATAAATCTTTGAATAAGCATAAGTTGCGTGGTTATATCTCCAATATGTTAAGTGATTATTCTTATCATAACTAGCTCTATAATGCCAAGCATCTTCTGTTATATCATATACGAAAGTCTTCTTACTATCTTCAAATGTTAATGAATAGAAAGTATGTTGGTGTTCTTGCCAAATAGAAGCATAAGCTGTCTCTAAATTAGAAAGTTGTGTAATTTCTCTTTCAATATCTTGTGTTGATACTCTAACTATTTCAGTATCTTTAATCATAAAGACACCATTATCACCAATATCAGAACTACCTAAGAATAATACAGTATTACCCAACATAGCTAGACTATTTGGAGCTTTAACACCAATGTTACCAGCGGCATTATCAGGTGAAGACCAAGGACCCGATGGTGAAGTCTCATCATTTGTACAAGAGAAATATTGCCAAGAGCGTTCACCAAATG